TTGTACTAAATTATTTGAGCGCGGAATGAAGAATTCTTTACATGAAGTATGTACCGAACAGAAATGGTGTGAATCTGATATGATGGATGGTATAGATTATGACTATAGTATGGATCGGTATGATGCATTAGAAACAATTAAACAAGAATTACTTTTTGATATTTCTATATTAGATAGACGCCATTGATACCAACTTCCTTTAATGGGGGGTTGGTGGAAGTGGTATACACAGGAGACTTAAAATCTCCCGACCTATGGTCATGCGGGTTCAAATCCCGCACCCCCTACCAAATTATTATGTTGAGGAGCTATAAACAGAATGACAATGAGTAGATTTTGGAATATTATATTTTATTCCCAAAAATTAAAATCTCTTTTCACCAACACAAAGATCGATGAATTAGACTCCTCACATGATTTATTGTCGAGGATGTTTGACTTAGGATCTGAAGATAATCGGGTCGATCTTGTGGAAAGTGATTATTGGATTGTAACTAAGAATCATTCGGATCATTGGATTTGTGGAAATGATCAAGATGCTCGCTTGTTATCTTCTCTGCTGGAGCGTGAAAATCCAGAGCATCGCTGGGGTGTCAGGAAAAAACATTCATTGATTGGAAAGGGTGATGACCATATTGAAGATGCGTCAGAGTTGGTTTGTAACATTCCAATTAATATTGAAGATGAGGCGGCCGCAAGTTGATGAATCATTTACTCACCTCACAACAGTTTAGTGTTTCTGATATTGATAAATTATTTAAATTGGCCGATGAATGTATGGGATATATTAATCCGAAAGAAGGTAGTATTGATATGCTTAATCAACTGCTACCTTGCAATGGATTAATATTAGCAACGTTATTTTATGAGCCTTCTACCAGAACTAGATTTTCATTTGAATCTGCCATGATTAAGCTTGGGGGTTCTGTTTTATCTACTGAAAATGCATCAAACTTTTCATCTGCTATAAAGGGTGAAAGTGTAGAAGATACTGTCCGTACAGTTGGCTGTTATTCTGACGTTATAGTGTTGCGACATCATCTAGAAGGGTCTGCTGAAATTGCTAGCAAGGTGAGTTCGGTTCCTATTGTTAATGCTGGTGATGGATCGGGGCAACATCCAACCCAAGCTTTGGTGGATTTGTATACAATTAAGCGCGAATTACAATTGATTAAATGGGAAGAGATTGATAAGAAGACCATTACTCTGATTGGTGATTTAAAGCGCAGTCGAACTATTCATTCATTAGCATACTTTTTATCTAAATTTAAACCTAAGCATATTAATATGGTGTCGCCTACTGAGCTTACAATGAAACCTGAATTACTAAAACATTTAAGCGGAACGGGTGTTAGTTGGAGTGAAACTGATGATTTAGATTCTGTTTTGGCAGATACTGATTTGTTTTATCAAACACGACTTCAGGAGGAGCGCGAAAAAATTAATTTCAATGAATATTTTAATTATCACATTAATGTAGATAGACTAAATAAAATGAAGAAGGATGCAGTTATTATGCATCCGTTTCCTAGAAACGATGAAATTTCTAATGAGGTAGATTTGGATCCTAGGGCGGCATATTTTAGACAGATTCAAAATGGTCTTTATGTTAGAATGGCTATATTATTACTTATGTTGAAGGGGAAGATTCCATATGCTATTTAATGAATACCGCGATCAATTGAGACAGCAAGAAGATGATGGTTGTTTTGATACTAATATTGATTCCCGTGAGGATCAATTGTTCATTGTTCAAGAGGTTGATGGTGAATACAACAAAAAGTGTGCGGTTGTGTATCGTAAATTCGGATTGTGGCGTGCCCCTAAGAGCATTAATGATTGGGGAGATGGTAATTTGTTTATTGGCAGTTTGCCATATGTCATGGATGGTTTGTTTAATGATGATCATGGTTGTTATGAAACATATGACGATCTTTTGAAAGACTATGCTACTGTTTGGGATGAAATGTATCCAGAAGGTGTTCCGGCAGCTTTATCTAAATCGGTGTAATAAAGTTTTATATTTTTAAACACATAATTACTATATATTATTGTTTATATAATATGAGAGGGTTGTGATGTGAAGGCGCAAATTTCAATTGAAGAGTTGAGGACCAGAAAAATATTTGTGGCTACCCCTATGTATGGTGGTCAATGTCATGGAATGTTTACCAAGGCCTGTGTCGATTTAGGTATGATGGCATCTAAATATGGTGTGGACATTAAATTTTTCTATCTTTTTAATGAGAGTCTTATAACAAGGGCTAGAAATTATTTGGTGGATGAATTTCTTAGAAGTGAATATACCCACCTCATGTTTATTGATAGTGATGTATCATTTAACCCCAATGATGTTTTAGCTCTGGCTGCACTTTCAGATCCAGAAACTGATATGGATGTTGTTTGCGGTCCTTATCCTAAGAAATGTATTGCATGGGAAAGAATTGTTGAAGCGGTAAAGGTGGGTTATGCTGATGAGAATCCATCAAAGCTTGAATCGTTGGTTGGTGATTTTGTTTTTAATCCCGCAGCAGGTCAATCTCAAATTGCAATTAATGCGCCAGTCGAGGTCCTTGAAAGTGGAACTGGATTTATGATGATTCAAAGGGAGGCGCTTATTAAATATCGTGATGCGTATCCTGAGCTTGAGTATATGCCAGATCATAATAGGTCAGAACATTTTGATGGTAAGAGAATGATTCATGCATTCTTCGATACAGTTATTGATCCGGACAGTAAGAGGTATCTTTCAGAAGATTATATGTTCTGCCAATGGGCCAGAAAAATTGGTCTTAAAGTTTGGTTGTGTCCATGGATGCAGACAATTCATATTGGAACATATAACTTTGGAGGAAGCCTTAATGCAATTGCTCAATTGCCGGGGGCCACTCATGGGGGAATGTTGCAAGAAGATGCGGCAAAGCAATATAACCCAGGAGTTAAAATTGATAAAAAGCCTGTTCCAGATCCACCGAGCAAACCTTCATCTATTGTTACTCCGGCTAATGTTGAGGTTGAGGTTGAAGTTAAAAATCGTGCAGCCCGCCGCCGTGATGAGATGAAGAAACGGAGGGCTGCTCGTAAAACTAATTTAAAAAAAATGAAAAAAAAGAAAAGTGATAAATGAAATATAATGAGAAAGAAAGTTTGAAGGAGATTGAGAAGTATATTGAATCCACATACGGTCAACATTATGTTGGCGATGATGAGTTTCAAATTCAAGATCTTCTTCATTCTATTGCCATCTCTGTTCCTTTTTGCCAAGCTAGTGCAATGAAATACCTAGCCCGGTTTGGTAAGAAAGAAGGATTCAATAGACTCGACTTACTAAAGACCGCGCATTATGTTATACTATTAATGCATTTTAGTGAAGATGGTAGTTGACAATTAAACATATCTGTACTATACTTTATATACGATGAATAAAATAACATGAGGTTATGCTGTGAAAATAAGTAACAATACGCTATCGATTCTTAGTAATTTTGCCACACTCAATAATGGTATTTTGATTAAGCCGGGTTCTGAGTTGAATACAATTTCAATGTCGAATACGGTTCTTGCCAGAACGAAAATTCCTGAAACTTTTGATCAGGAAATTTGTATTTATAATTTAAGTCAGTTTCTAGGTGCCGTTAGCTTGTTTGATTCTCCTGAGTTTAGTTTTGGAAACAATACTGTTCAGATTGAGGCGAACAAGTCATCTATCACCTATGTATATGCAAATCCTAAAACGGTAATTACACCACCCAAGTCTTCTATTGATATTGGTGAACCTGATATTGTATTTGATTTATCAGAGTCTATTTTCAATTCAATAATGAAGGCTGCTAATATTCTTAGCTTACCGAATGTGACTGTGAATGGTTCGCGTGAAGAGTTGTTCATTAGTGCGACGGATGTGAAGAATCCTACTAGTAATAGATTTGATGTTGCTCTTCCTGTGGGCGACACCTTTCATCCTGGAGGAGATTTCACAATGACGTTTAAGGTTGATAATCTTAAATTCATCCCTAAGAATTATAATGTATCTATTTCTTTTGATAAAAAAATCTCTCAGTTTACGTCACATGATGGTACTTTAGATTATTGGGCGGCCTTAGAGAAGACGGATTCAACTTTTACGTCCACATCATAGTAAGGAAATAAGATGGATTATAATGAACATGAATACATTTGGGTTGAGAAGTATCGGCCTAAGACTATTGAAGATTGTATTCTTCCTGAACATATTAAGAAGGTGTTTCAAGAATTTGTTGATTCTGGATCAATACCAACTTTAATGTTAACCGGTGGGCCTGGTGTAGGGAAAACTACAGTTGCCCGTGCGCTCTGTGAAATGACAGAGTGTGATTATATTATCATTAATGGTTCTGAGGAATCTGGTATTGATGTATTGCGAACCAAAATTAAAGATTTTGCGTCTGCTGTCAGTTTTACTGGTTCGCGAAAAATTGTCATTCTTGATGAGGCCGATTACCTAAACCCACAATCAACGCAACCTGCTCTTCGTGGATTCATCGAACAGTTTAGTGATAATTGTGGATTTATATTCACGGCGAATTGGGCCAATAGAATTATTAGTCCTATTCATTCTCGGTGTTCTGTTATTGAGTTTAAAATTAATTCTTCAGACAAGCCTAAATTGGCGGCTCAACTTATGGGGCGCATATCTGAAATTTTAAATGCTGAAGATATTGATTTTGATAAAAAGGTTGTTGCCGAATTGATAATGAAACATTTTCCTGACTTCAGAAGATGTTTAAATGAATTGCAGAGATATGGTATCGGAGGAACTATTGACGTTGGAATTTTAAGTCAATTGTCTGACGTTAATATGGATGAATTGATTTCTGCTCTAAAGGAGAAAAATTTTAAAAGGGTTCGTTCATGGGTTGCACATAATATTGACAATGATCCGAATAAGGTATTTCGTAAAATATATGATGCTGCAAACGATCATTTTAAACCAGAGTCGATTCCACAGGCAGTATTGATATTAGCAGACTATAGTTATAAAGCAGCATTTGTTTCTGATGTTGAAATTAATCTTGTGGCGTGTCTTACTGAACTAATGGTCGAAACAGAATTTAAGTAAAGGGAAAAAATATATGCCGTATATACATCAAGGAATTAGAGAACGTTTAGATGAGGGTATTAATAGCCTAATTGGAAGTCTTCGTTTATTTAATGTTGTGAGTGAAGGATCGGCGCCTGAAATTCCAGGCATACTTAATTATATTATCACCAAAGTTTGTTTATATTGGTTGTCTCAGGGTGAGGAAAAATATACACAATATAATGCTGTGATAGGTGTTCTTGAATCGGTGAAGATGGAATTATATCGAAGAAAAATTGCCGATTATGAAGATGAGAAGTGTAAAGAAAATGGAGATGTGTACGGAAATGAAACAAAGTAAGATCCTGAAGCCTGTGATATATATTGCAGGTCGATATAGTGATGGTGGAACTCTAAACAATGAAGAGAAGTGGAAGAATCGTAATATTCTTCGCTACTACTCTATCAAATTTATGAAGCGGGGGTATGCAGTTATCTGCCCAATCGAAAATGACGAATGGGCATATGAAGATGGTATTATTTCTTATAACGATACGCTCGATTCTGATTTGGCCATCATCAAGAGATGTGATGCAATTTTCTTTTGCCCTGGATGGGAAAGAGGAAAGGGAACGATGGTCGAGCATAACTTTGCCGAGAAGAATGATATTAAAATTCTAACAGAGGTGCCGGTTAGGAAATAGTAATGCCTTGGGGAACAATTATATTAGGGATAATTATATGGACATTTTGTATATTTTGTGTTACTTACTTGTTGCATTCTATATTGGATATAGGATCGATAAAAAGAAAACGGAAGATTGACGATGATTATGTGTTCATTAAAATTAAAAAGATAGAGGTTCAAAATATTATTAATAATTTAAATGCTATGCAACTTGCGATGAGGAATATTGATGTTGAGTAATAAACCATACGGAAAAGAATTAATACTTGACTTGCATGAATGCGATGTCACTAAGTTTAATAAAATATCAATTGATAAATTCTTTCGAGACTTGGCAGAACTGACAGGCATGGAGTTGTGTACACGGCATTGGTGGACAATGGATGACTGCCCTCCAGAGTGGAAAGACATTCCACACCTGAATGGAATTTCTGCGGTGCAGTTTATTAGCACCTCCAATTTTACCATTCATACACTCACCGATTTGAAAGCAGTCTATCTGAACATCTTTACTTGCAAGGACTTTGATGAAAAGAAGGCAGTTCACTTTGCAAGGAACTTTTTCTTGGGAGATGTGGTGACTTGTGAAACGATTACAAGGAAATAGAACATGGCAAATTTAAGTGATTATCTGAAGGCAATTAATGTCACAAAAGAAAATGTGATGGATAATGATGTTTTTGCCGAAGATGAGTATCTTCCGTTTATTGTAAATCGAACCTTATCATATTTTATAGATTGCCTTGCTCCGGCCCAAGAAGTAAATCTAAAACCCCACATGGACAATCGATTGCAATTTGATTTCCTTATAAATACGATTAGACCTAAGAAGAGATTTTCGCGGTGGATTAAACCCGAAGATGAAAAATACCTCTCATTGGTTAAAGAGTATTATGGATATAATAATCAAAAGGCAAGAGATGCTTTGGCTATTTTGAGTTCCCAACAGATAATGGATATTCAGAATAGATTGGATAAAGGTGGTGTGATGGATGGGAGACGAAAAACGAAAAACTCCAATTAATATATCAGATTTAGTTGAAATTAATTT